ATGAACTATTTGTATTAGAAATTTCACTATCTCCACTCGAATCTGTCCAATTTACAAATACCATATCACTTCCTGCCTCTGCGTTAATATAAATTGTACTATTTTCTTCAAAAGAACCTCCAGTAGTAGTATTACCTTGTCCAGTTACAACTCCTCCAGTTCCTGCTTCAACTGTTATAGTATAAAATTGAACTGTAGATGTTCCTGCCAAATCATCTTGTGTAAAATCGAGGCCGATAGGAATAGCATTTATAACAGGATCATCAAGATATTTAATATGTGGTCTTATATCAAATGGAACATTTTCGAATGTTGCTGGGTCTGAACCAGCGACAATCTGTTGTGGGTAAATATTTACACCTTGTGATCCCAAATACTCTTTAGTCTCGGCTTCACCCCAAATTTTTCTTTTCTTACCTTCTTCTATTAAATAATAATTTCCTGATGCAACACCTCCTGTCGTCCATTTACGTACTACACTTCCATCTGGGATATATTCTAATGTTGAATCAGTTTCAGAAGTTTCTCCAGTAACTACTAAAGGCCCGTAAGGTACAGTATCAGTAAAATTAGGTGTATTAATTACTACAGAAACATCCATACTTCCACCTATCGTATAAGTATGTGAAATTTCAGGTCCACCAAACTCTTGATGACCACAACCAAAATCCCAATAATAAGAAATATGATTTGGTGCCACATTTCCATTTTCTCTCCTTGCCGTAAATGTTACTGGAGTACCCGTTGTTGCGTTTCCATCAGAATAATTTGATTCAACTGTTATTTCTGGAATGGGGTCCTCTAATCCCCAATCTGAATTTTCATTAGTGTTTGGAATAGGGGTATATCCTGTAATAAAAGCTTTCTCGACTTGAAGAATTCCACCTTGATAATTTTTTAAAAATCCTAAATCAGTACTGGCCTTTGTATCAAATTCAAATCCCGCACCACCTTCACTTTTAAATCTACCTCTACCATCCATCACCGGCGTAGTAAGAGGATCACCACTGGTACCTGTTACAGGAGTATAAACTCCTCCTGGATATAATAAATTATTAAACTCATCTTTATATTTGTCTGAATTAATTGCCTGAGTGGCTAACCGAACTTCTGTTTTATCTGCTGATATATCATCTATAAAAAATTTATATTCTTTTACATCAAGTTCACTTGGTTTACTTCCATCGATAGGTGGTTTTTCCCCTTCAAATACTTTACCATCTTCATCAACATAAAAGGCCCCCATTGGTATACCAGTAAGTTTTGGATCTCCACTATGAATTACACCTGATTGATCTCCAACGGTTTTAGTAAGAACTATCTCTTCTGCACCTGCCAATCTCCTATAAAAAAAATACTTAACTTTATAATTACCACGAGTAAAACCAACTTTTCTTAAATCATTACCTGGCTTCAATCTTATATCACCTTCTGTACTTTCAAAATCTTCACTAATACCAGATTTAAGATAAGTATCATTCATATCATATACACAAAATTTTACAAAATCTTCTATACTATTTCCAAAAGTAGGAAAAAGATGACCAGTCTCTCCTAAAATTCCCATTCCTTCTTTTTTTAGAAGTTTAAAATCTTTATCACTTAATCTGGTTCGTTGTCGTGGCATTTTATGTAAGTTCCTTTATTTCTCTATCTAAAACTTTATTCCATAAATCACCTTTATGATACCTTGGAGATTTTTTATCAACTGTTATGTATTGGTCGGGTCTTTCGTAATTTAATCCTGTATCTGGATCTTCAAATGCTAAAAATATACCACCTTCATTTCTTAATGGTAGTTCAGGTTTTACTGATAACACTCCCAAATCAGGGTCAACTATTGTTGGAGAATCTCTAAATGTCTCGGCCTGTTCAAGTTTTTTCTGATAATCGGCCCTATCTTGTTCATGAAGTTTTTGCCAAAACGAATTTTTTTTCAACTCTTCTTTAGTATATGGCATTTTTTATCTCACTACTTTAAAGGAATGTTTCTCATCAAAATATTGAACGGTTTCATCGGCAGTTCCACTACCACTTACTATTTTATAATTTATTCTATAAAATCTTTCAGACTGTAATCCATTCAACCACAAATTAAAATAATTCCCTGTTGAATCACAACTTACCTTTGAACCACTTCCAAATGGTACAATAACATCTTCTGTATATGCGTCTTTAATTTCATAATAAGTACTTCCACTTGGTAGATATTTTACCGTATTATATCCAGTTTGATATTGATTGGTAGCTGAATATGTTCTTTCTGGAAACCTTTCTCTACCAACAACTCTAAATTTTATTTTCGAATTTTCTTTATATTTTGGTCGTAGTCCTCTCATATAAAGATTCATATCTTCTAAATTGGCAGAAGAAAGTGCAGATAAACTTCCCGTTGCCCAAGTAGAATCATCCCAAACTACTTCTAATTTTGGTGGATATATTGTATGAGTTTCACGTGAAAAGAAACTAAAATGTCCGTAACGTGTGGTATCATTTTCTTCGGCTGAACCTGAATTCCCAACACTACCACTTCTTTTTAACATAAAACCTTCATTTGGAACTGTACTATGCAACCATTTCCATGCAATATCAGTTACATCCATTCTTAAATCTGCTGGTTCATGTGTAAAAGATTGTGAGGCCTCATATCCACTTCCACTATACCAAGTTCCACCTGATGCTGAAACAGGTGTGTGCCATTGAGTTCTTGTAACCCCACTGTCTTTCCAATTCCAAGTTGCCCCATCCTCTACTATTGGAAAATAAAGAAACTTTCCAGATCCATTATCCCAAGATTGACTTACTGGATATCCATATAAAGTTTGTGCTATATTTAACCCTCTTGAATTAGCATCCCATAAATTTAAATAAAATTTTGTAGCTGACCCTGAAGTAATTAATCCAGATGATATTGATTTTGATACATAAGTTAAATCAAATTTAACTAAAGCACGAGAAACTTTTCTAACTGAACCATCTGCATTCATATCTTTTCTTATTTCAAGAATTTCATCAAGTCCAGTATTCATACTATGACTTACTTCATATAATGTTGTATCTTTTGTTGCGAATTCGAAATAATGCATTAATTTTCTCCTTTAAAAAATCATACCGGCAGAATCACCAGTCGCTCTTCCTTCTACATCTGCATCAGGATACTTTAATTCAAATATAGATGGATCTAAAGAAGGATACACTATACCATCTTTTGTTGCGTAGTTTATATCATATACATTTCCAGAATATCCACCAGAAGTTTGCCATTTATTAGTAATTAATACAGGATGTTTTTGTATATTATCATCTTTGGGTGGAACAATAGCTCCTACCCCATCTACTAAAGATATTTGATGTGCTAATTCAGCAATAACAATTGGTTGATTAATTTGCCATCTATCTACATCAAAAAATTCTTTAATTCTTTCAATACACCTTAAAGTTATTTCACTTTTATTATATCCCCTTCTTGCTATAAAAGCAAATTTAACTCCTATATTAATAATCCATGCATTCTTAATATTAATTGCATCAGTTACTAATCTATATTGACTAAGATATGTTTTAAGATTTTCTTTAACTGCCACGTTAAGTTGGGTAAGTTTTTTATTTCCATCATATCCAAGTGTATATAAATTTAACGCCATTGGATTTGGAAGTCTTTTAATAGATGATTGTATATCTTTAGTTTTTAATTGATCTAAATTTCTTTCATCAATAAAAATATTTGAACCATCGGAAGTCTCTTTTTGCATACTTGGAATATTTAATTGTTCATCTTGAACAATATATGCCTTTGCTACTGCTCCATATTTATTACCCATCGCATAAGTTCTTGTAATATAATCCTCTTTTGTTACCGTTCTACCTTGTGCCTGAAAAAATGCTAATGCGTTATTTTTAATTTCAGTTGTAGATTCTGCTGATTTTCCTCCCGTTGCTGGATATGGATTGGTTACTGCTACTGAATTTTGGGTTGAAGTAACTAAATCTGCATCAAGACCTGTAGTTTCTTGTGTAAACCCAATATTAGTTATATTTGTTATCGTACCGGCTGCTACATTATCACCTATCCCACCCCCATAAGAATATTTAACAGTAAGAGTTGTATTTGCAGGTGCCTGACCATATGCTTCTGTTTTTAAAAAATTTGCTGGATCAAAATATGTATCAAGAAAAGTTGGACTTCCTGGTAATGAAGAACCAACCGAATTTGGATTTGGAATTATTTCTTCATCTGGACTATCTGATATACCAGATCCAAATCTTAATTCTGTTGAACCATCTTGAATAATATAAGTAATAAATCGTCTTGGTGTCTTTTTTAATTTTAACAAATATGGAACTGTATCATTATATTGAACTAAACTTGGATCATTTGCTGATGTATTCTCCATTTCTATAAAAGTAGTATCTTGTGCCAAAAATGGAACTTCATACCATGCATTACTATCACTATCTGTTACTGAAATTATCTCTATAACATCTGATTCTGCTAATTTTATTCGTGGATATGATTCTGCTGCACCAAAGGGAAAAGTTTCTGATTTAATAGTTCCACTTGATATTCTCACACTCTTCTTTAATAAATAAAATGATGGAACTTTAGTTGTTTGATTTATCTCATATACATCAATAGTTAAAGGATCAAACGAACTTGAAAATTTAAAATTACAATCTTCTAAGGTTCTAAATACAGTTCCATTATTTGAAGTAAGTTGTGATCCTTCATTAAGAGTCAAAGTATAATTCATATCTGGTTTAACTGAAGTACCCGTTCCTGTTGCTGGAACTGTTTGGAAAACATCAACATTCGTAAAAGATGGACGAGTTATTTTTGGTTTATATCCGTATACTTGGGCCATTTCATAAATAGTTTTTGTTTCCTCTGCATAAGCTAATAACATTTCTTTAAATTGACTATCTACATAATATGATAAAACATCACCCACATATGATGCCATTTCAATAAACATCATACCAGGGGATGCCTCATTAAAATCATTATATGTATTTGGATAATAAGTTTTTGTAAACTCTATTAAACCTTCTCTAAAGGCACCAAAATCTTTATTTAAATATCTAACATCTTTTTGGACTCTCGCCATTTTATTTCTCCACTAAATTATGTACCAGTAAGAAAACTCAGAGTTATAGCATCATGTACCTCTGGATTCATAATAAGACTAAATTCAAGTTCTATATTCATCTGATTGATTTCTGATTCATCTGGTTCAACTACAAGTTTATTAACTGTTACGTGTGGCATCCAATCAGCCATTGACTCAGATATTTTTTCTTCAACTCTGGTAATAAGTTCATCACTCATTGGTTCAAACAAAGTTAAAAGTAAATCTGCACCAAAAGTAGGCTGTCCTACTCTTTCACCTCTATTCGTTAAAAGTAAATTTCTAATATTACTTCCTGTTTGAGAAAGGGTAGTTGATGTACCAGGAAAAAAACCATCTACATCATCATGTTCCATAGGTAATCCTAAACCAATAGTTACATCTGGATCTAAATCTAATTCTAATGCACTTCGTGCTCTACCCATTTTTTACTCCGTTATGGACGAAAATTCGTCCCACCTTTTTTCTCGTCTATTGCCTTCATAACTGCTGAATAATCTCTTGTTAATGCATCTTGTACATGGTCTGGAACTTGGTCAACATTTACTCTTGCGTTTTTAATAGTCTGAACTGCTCCTATATCTCGTTTCTTCTGTTTTACAGTTTCAGTAGTTGCTACTCCTGGTGGTGAACCTACCAAAACATCATTTATTTTACTCGAATCAAATGTTCCATCACCTAAAGTTGGATATTCTTCATATCCTCCAACTTGTGGTGCTCCACCTTCACCTTGTGGAACTCCACCAGCGGTTTCATTTAGAATATTATTAAGAGTTTCATTTGATGTGTAATGTACCTTTTTCTTAGGTTTAGTTTTA